CTTCAATAACGTCAATCTTAGCATTGTCTTTGTATTCTGGATTCTTTAAATGCAATGCAAGTTTATCTAAGTTAGGCATACCAAATGTACCTTTAAACTCAGCTACTGGTGAATGTGTTTCTGCACTAAGAATAACACTGCGGTCTTCAGCCATGCTATCAATTGCAGTGTTTTCATCATTGCTTATCTTTACTAGACTAAGAAAGCCTAGTGAGTGAGTGTGTGCAACGATGTCTTGTAAAATGTCTTTCATACGGTTTCTCCTATTTCAAGTTTTATTATATTGCCTTTGTCGTCATTTGTCAAGTAGTTTTCTATAGAGTATTTAGGTTTAAATCCTAAGGTCTTAATTTTTTCCATATTAGCACAAGTCCAACTCCGTTCATTCGGGGTATTTAGACGAACAGGTAAGTCTGGTGCAAAGTCTTGAACTCTAAAAGGAGTTCCTGTGCCTATATCAATTATGCCTGTATACTTGCTGTTCATACATAATTCAATTGCATCGCATAAATCTTCTATATGTATGAAGTCTCTGTAGTGTCGTGTTACATATTCTAACTTATTGTTAATCAATTTATCCAAAAACATTCCTTTTCGTGGAGTGTCAGAATAAACTGTATGAAAGCGCATACCTAATGTGTTTGGATACCGTTCAGCTGCTTCTTCGACGCAGAACTTAGACGCTGCATAAGGGTTCAAATCGGGCTCGTACGCACTCGAACTACTTGCATATAGTATACGTGCATCAGGATACCGTGCAAATAGTCGTTTACTTACTTCTACGTTATTACGCCAATAACCTGCAGGATCATCTATACTTTCACGTACTCCACTTTTTCCAGCTAAGTGTATAATTAAGTCAAAGTTTTCGTTTAGATCACAATTTATTAAGTCTTGGTTATTATTATATTTGTCTCTATCCCAACCATCTTCTAAATCAATACCTACTACAGCATTTTCTTTTGTAAGTCGTGATAATAAATGGCTTCCTATAAAGCCTTTATGACCTGTTAACAAAATTTTCATTTAAAATCTCCCAAGTTTCTCTCCAGTCAGTAACTTTATAGAAAGTGCCTCTATTTTGATCTACTATTGCATTAGCAATTGACCAGTCATTACCACCTGGAAAAATTGCATCTCCAAAGAAATACAAATTATCCTTTTCGTCAAAATCTTTAATTATTTGACTTTTGTCAGCACCCTTTGGTGCAATGTCTATTCCTGTTTCACCACCCACTGTAGCCTGCATGTTACTAAATCTATGTTCAAACAAGTCTGCTATAGTTTGACGTTCGTTGTTTTCTTGATCGTATTCTACATACATCTTACGTTCACTCATTGTAGCACCTCTGCCAACAATACTAAAATTTACCATACCATTACGCTGTTCAACATGTTGTCCTGTACGTAGTACAAAGCGACTTTCTTCGAGTTTTTCTTCTAACCAAGATAGTTGATCTCTAGGCATATTCCAATTTGATGATCTTACAGACTTATTAGCTTCCCATACTTCACTACCGGAACAGTTGTATACACGTTTGGCCATGCCATAAATTACGTTGCCTATTTGTTCAACTGTTTTAGGTTTGTCACTACCTGTAACAAGATAAACATCATGCAGTGTACAAAAGTCAAAGAAGAACTGTGAAAACTTTTCGTCCATCTTTCCTCGACTTGGTGTTAGTGTTCCGTCTACATCAAATATAAATTTATTCATTACAGACTCTTTTTCTTAAATCACTTGAACTAAAGCGATGCTCACGTTTGTTAAAATACAGATCTATTCCTCGTTTGTTACAAATTGCTCTACCTGTAAACGTTTTGTCGCGATATTCTTCTCCTAGTATGCGTACTGCAATCGGGTACATACTAAGGATGTCTTCTAGATCAGCTTCAGTACCATACGGAATAATTTCATCTACATACTCAACACCTTTTAACTGGGTGTAGCGTTCAACTACAGTTTGCACCGGTGCGTTCTTTTCCGTTCTGTCAACACTTGGATCAACCTGTAATCCACAGATAAGATAATCACATTGTTCTTTTGCTTCACGTAGCATAATAATATGTCCTGCATGTAACAAATCAAATGTTGAACAAGTAAACCCTACTTTCATACTAATCTCCAAATTCAAATAAACTAGAAAAGGTTGTATGTTGTTTAGTATCTTCTAATGGGTAGTTAAGCACGCCAATCAAGTTGTCTAGTTTGTTGTCAATAATAGTTTCTGCCATCGCTGTGTCATCAAACGGAAGTTCTTTGAACCAGTCTGGCAAACGTAGTTCGTCTGTTGGATATGCAACACTTGTATATCCCAGCGGATTCTGTTTTAGTTTGCAAACAATAACTTTCATACCGTCTACAACCTCTTGTGAGTACTTGTCGCCATTCATACGTTTAAGTGTATTCCAGTTAATACTTGCTCTTACGTGTCCGGGCATATTTGCTTTGCCTTGCTTTTCTTCTAGTCGCTGATAGTGTCCAATCTTATTTGCACGTTTAGGCGAACCTTTCTCCCAACCCGGACGATCACTAAACTCTTTACGGAATACAGTAATGCGTTCTAGTATTTCTTCCTGTGGAACATCAGTTAGCACCATAAGCAAAATTTCACTTAGGAATTCCTGCATAAACACAGGAGTATCTGATCTACGCAAGTCCAAGCCCATTGCTTTTACTTTGCCCGGCTTACCATCTGTGTCACTTCTAAAGCCTTCGATGTCATACACAAGTGCTGCGTAACGCTTCTTAGTAATGTATAAGCCAGACTCTGCAACAATCTCTCTTGCTGCTGCAATAACGTCTGAGCGGCTCCTAGGGCAATGAAATGCTTGCATCATAAAGTCTGGAAACGTTGCATTGGCTGCTTCGCACACTTGATCATACAATGTAATTACATTGTCTTTGTCCCACGGCAAGTTACCTGCATCAATTTCACTTTTAAGTGTAGGATATCCGCTGAAGTAACAAGAGTCAGTATCACCATATATCATTGCTTCGCCAACATGATCATACGTACCTGTAATAACCTTGTTTACTTCCGCTGACATATGCTTAACAATAGTACGCCCTGTTAATGTTGTACTCTGTCCAATACGTTTATCAAAGAATCTACAACCTGGATTAAGAATAGCACCATACAAACTGTTCAAGTTAATCTTCTTAACAAGCTGACGTTTATCCCAGTATTCAATCTCTGCGGCGTTGCCTGCGTCTTTTGCTTTCTTTAGCATCTTCTGCAAGTCTTTACGTTCACTGTACCAGCGTTTTAAGATACCTGGAATAACGCCTTCAAACTCTGTTGTAAAGATAGTACCGTTTGAACTTAACATCCACGGTTGTTGACTATCAAAAATAACTTTGTATATTTCTGCGCCTGACAATACATCACTACCGCCGTTTTCCCAGTCAACTGTAAGAGAAATGTCCTTACGTTGATCCATGACTGCTTCGTATTCTTCTGTACTAAAGCGTCCTTCCCAACTACCTGCAAAGGATTTCTTTTTAAGTGTCATATCTTCATGTACACGACTGTCTGAAATTTCTGGACGTATTTGACCTATGATAGTTTCTGGTGCCATATTCAATGCACGAATTACACTAGGATACAGACTGTTTAAATCCATCGAGCCTATCCACTTGTGCAAGCCCTTTTTTGGAAATGCTACGTATGCACCAGCAGCCTGTGTATTTTCATCATCACGCTGTTTACGGTTAGGTACTTGTAGTCCTCTATGATGTGCTTCATTTACGATCGCTTGTTCTGTAACCGCAACAGCGCCCATAGTGGTCTGTAGCAAAACAGTATTTGCATGTGCAAGTTCATTACTAAGATCAATAAATCTTAGTTTTTTGTCCAGCTTGTCCAGTAGTGCGGTATCTTGTATGTTGTATTCGATGAACTTTCTAAAGTCATTGTTGTACAATGCGTCCAAAGTGCCTTCATAAGGGACTTTGTTTTCGCCAACTTCAATTTCGCCAATGGCATCAAGTCTATAGCTATGTCTTTCTTCATATGTATATTTACGATATAAATTCAAACTATCTAAATGCACTCTGCCTATTAGGTCAAAGGTAACAGCTGATTTACCATACTTTTCGTATTCACGTTTCTTAGGAAGTTGCCCCCACAAACAAAAACGTCTTGTGTCATCTTTGCTTAATACACGACTAGTTCTGTTTACAGTATACGGAATATCATAACCTTCGCTGTTCCAACCTGATAAAATGTCAGCGTCTTCGATTAGCGTTAAGAAGGTATCAATCATATCACCTTCTTTTTCAAACAACATTACATTGTCAATACCTTCAAGTGTTTTCTTAGCTTCGTCCATTGTAAGCGTCTTAGGCGGAACTGCTAAACAAATCATTGTTTCTAACCACTGTAAGTATACACTTATAGAGGTGATTGGCATAAACGGATCTGCAGGATCAGCAAACCCACGCTCTGGATCAAAGTCAGTCTCAATATCAAAGAACGCAATGTTTAGTTTAGGTGCGTCTTGATTGAGATAGTTTTCACTCAGTGATTGGAATATAGGATTAATGTCGCTTTCAAAAAGATCTTTGCCCTTATTAATAGCAACTTCTTTGCGAAAGTCTTTTGTGTTTTTGCAAACAATGCGTGTAAGGGGATCCCCATACACACTCTTGTACTTACCTCTAGGGTCTTTAAAATAAAATGTATATTTTGCTTGATATTCGCGGTAAGTTCTTTTACCGTCTTTGCGTTCTACTACACGAATAATATCTTGATCTCTGTCAAAATGTGCGTCTACGTAACTCATATGTCTCCTTTGTTGCTTATGGCCAACTAACCTTCATACTTGCTCTTAAGTGAGCGACTCTTAGTGTTATTATACTATAGATTGACGATACTGTCAACCTCGGCCTGATCTTTATTGTATTCATTTAAAAAATATGCATCTGCGTTCTGAGCTTTATCGTCAATCCAAATATCATAATGTGGTTTGCCTACCCTAGCAGTTGTATATTTTACACCCCAACTCGCAAGTTGCTTTTCTGTGTCCTCTTGATAGTCAATTCCTGACTGAGCACCTCTTGCAGTATAGTAATGTATTTCATGTCCTTTTTCGTAAAGGTCGTTAAAGTGTGCAATACGGTCTTCAAACGGTTGACTTAGATTGTAAGGTCTTCCTATTTCTTGGTCACATATTGTACCATCAATGTCAATGTAGTAAATCATAATATATCCTATAAAAATAATTGTATCATTGCAATAGTATTCATTATTACAAACCAAGCACAAAGAACAATAGCAAATCCTGCTCGTCTAATAATAGTGCTGATTACACCTAATATACTACCTAATAGATACAATGGAATAAAAATTTTAGTTGCGGGATCTAAAACAGTGTATGTCAAAATAGCACTAGCGGATATTAGCAACACAGCTTCAATAAGCTCGCAATAAAATGCAAAAGGAGAGAGTCTATAACTTTCCTTAAAAAAGTTAATTATTGCCCTCACTTATCATAACCTAGTGTAGCAACTAATGTTTCTAAATCTTCGTATGCATCTTGGTGTGCATCCCAGTCACGTTTTTGCGCAACTTTAATTGCTTTGTTAATCAAACTAGGTTTTAGATCTAGCTCTTCTGCGACTGCTTTTACAGTGTCTTTTAGTCCTGCTTGTAGATCTTCTACTTCTTGTAGTACTGTTACACCTTCTTTAACAAGTCGTTCTAATTTGGCTTTTTCTTCTGCGCCATAGGTACGGTCACTCATATACACTCTCCTTAGTTTTGTTTATTATACATGTTATTTAGGTAGTTGTCAAGAAAAATCACGGCAAAGGCCGTGATTATCATTAAATTTATTTTTTATTATTTTTTCTTTTGTAACCTGTCGCCGGCTTTTTTTGCTCTAGCCGCCTTGTCCATATTGTCGTGATAGTAATCTGACTTCATTTGCCTATTCCTGACTTATCGAAATTTGCAAGGTCTGCTTTTTTATATTGTTTCTTGAGCTTTTGCTTCATCATCGTTTTACCGAGACCCTTAAAAGGACCTTCTGATAACTCTTTATTACGTGCTTCTGCTAATTTTGCATGTAGCTCATCTTTGTAAGGATGTGCCTTTGTTTCTAAATTAATTTTAGGCTCTGGCATTTCCCCTTCAGAGGCTTCTTCGTAATCCATATGGTGATACACACTTCCTATATCATTAGCTGCTTTAGTAATTTTACTTTGAACCCATCCTTCGAGTCCTTCTGCTTCACTTACACCTTTTAGCATGTCATGTAGTTTAATGCTATACTTTGCTAACTTGTATAGTTCCGCACGAGCCATTTGTACTTCATGGTCTGCCTCAGCACGGTGGGCCATATCACCTAATTGACCTTCGTTTACATCTTTCATATCACTTTCCCGTTTTATAGGTTTGTATGCTTTACCTTGTTTTAATGCATCAATATACATTTTAAAAGCACTATTGTTATTTATCTGTCCGCCTTGCCATCCACCAGGCATTTTCTTTACCCAACTTTGACCAGCCCATTGCCACATAATTCCTTTTTGATCTTTAAATCCTGTGCCAGCTGGTATTTCTTTAACACTTTTAGGAATTACCATTTGTGGATCAACCTTTACAGGAGCTACAGGGATCGGTGTCCAATCAACCTTGCCACCTTTTTCATCATCCTTCCCATATGTATCAGGGTCAAGAGCTTTTTTAATTCCGCGATTAAGCATATTGGGGCTTGCTTTTCCTGCTTGGAAACCTTTAGCAAATCCACGACCTAAACTTTTAAAAGGACCTTCTGTTATATCATTTGTGTTCATAATGTATTTATTTCTTTTTAGGCTTGCCGTGTTTATTATGTTGTGCCCAAGCAATAGCATAAGGTGCGCCAGGATCGTCAAATTTCTTTTTCAATTTTTTTACTTGCTTTTCTCTACCAGGAGGTGCATCTTCTTGTGCTTTACGCTTCTTTTTAGTTTTCATACGTTTAATAGGGGAGCTTCCAATGCCACCACTAGCAAATCCGTTATTTGTAGATGCTATTGCACTTGCTGTATTTTCGCATAAATCTTTTATCTTCATGTAAAACTTCCCATATTAAAACTTGTTTCTGGATCTAGCTTCTGGTGTTTGTAATAATTATCCCAGTATGCATTTCTTTCATTAGTACTAGCTCTACGTGCTTCGTGTTCTTTATACTTTGCTATGTAGTGTTCTAGTTCTTCTTTTGTCATTGTGCTCTCGTTGCTTCCTTGTCAGCAATCCATTTCATCATATTTGTAGCAGGGTTTGCTAGATACCATCCAACATCACGATATGTTTTAAACTTATCTACCAATAGATCTTGTTTGATAGCAGCAAAACTTTTCCTATTATCAATGGTAATTAATTCTTTGACTTTCTTACCACCGAACTTACTTAAAAACGATTCTAAGTTTAGCATATAATAGAACTCTGTATCTAATATAACTTCGCCTTTGTGTTGGCTATAACTAGGAATACCTTTTTTATAACCACTTAGTATTTTTTGTAATTCTTCACCTTCTGGCTCATCTCTGCGACTAATAGTGCCGCCGCTAGGTCCAGCACCTCGAGCGTATTGTGGATCATATCCTTTGAAGCCACCCAAGTCGTCTATGTCTGGGTTCCAGTATGCTTTAACATCACCGCCTGGAATTATTATATGATTGGTACCAAAATAGTTGCTGTTGCTTGCAGGTGCTACTGTAGTTGCTTGTGCTGGACTAGCAATGTTCAGCCCTTTAAGCACTGCTATCTGTATAGGATTAAAATTCCCCATTACACCTTTTCTTGCAGGATTGGTTATTTTTTGTATTAGATTGTTTTTAGCACCACCATGATATGTGCTTCCGTGCATTGCTCTGTAAAGAATAGGCTGATTGCCCATTTTACTACAAAGTTCGGCAGCAACTTTCAACCGTTCTACAGCATGTTCGGTATTGTTAACTGGTACAACTTCTTCGGTGACTTCTCTAATCTTCATTTCTTCTTCTTACCTGACTTCATATTGGCACACCAGTGGTACATCTTAGCCTTCTCGCCACTTGCATTCTTAGCACGTTTGCGTAATGCTGTTACACTACCGTTGCAACTAGCACCTGACTTTTTTACACGCCCTGGTCTGCTTTTGCCTTTTACCTTCCCATCCGCAAAGTTTTCTTCTATGCTTTCAGAAAATAATGGTCCTTTTACTAGTTGATTATCTTGACTAATTAATTCTTTGTTTATTGCTGCTATAAATTCAGGTTCTAAATGTCTAGCACGATTGTATTTCCCATCAAAAAACAAGTGTGTCTCGACTGGTGCATCACCTTCTGTTTTTAATATAGCAAGCATACGGTTGCGTCCTTCATGACCTCTTACTTGTAATTTGCTATCGTCATCTTCGTCCCATGGCACATTAATTACTAAGAATGGCGCACCAATAGCACCGCCTTTTTTAATATAATCGATCATCTCTGGATCTGGATCTCTGCCTAATTTTGAAGCAAGTTTAATAAACGTACTAGGTTTCATCATAACCTTTTTACCAAAATAATCAACTTCCATATTATTAGGTACTGCGCCACGTCCGTTCTTATTATCGATAGTAACTTCAGTTGTCATTTTTTGTTTGATTGCTTTTGCAGTTCTTTGAAATTTATAGTCTTTATATTTAAATCCTATACCGCCAGCTTCTTCCCAAGCTCTAATGTTTACACCATAGTCGTCTATTAATATATTTGGCGTACCATCTTTTTGTTTTGCAAATTGTGGTTTATTGTGTGTAACAATTACTTCTTTAGGAGGAAAAAATGATAAGTTCTTTTTAACCCATTCACGTTTGTGTGGTTCGCTACGTGGATCATCAGCTAGTGGACTTGTACATATACTGTAACTACCTTTGACTTTTTTAATTAGTTGCAGTAGATTTTTTGCTTGTGGAAGCACAGGTAACTTTAACCAAAAGTCTTCAATACTTTTTATGTCACCAATTGCTTTCATAGGATCTTTAATATCTTTCCAATTACTTACACCTTGCGACTTAGTCCATTCACCAAAGAAGTCAGCAAGTACGCCGTCCATGTCAACATATATTTCTGTATTAGGAGCAATTTCACCTAATGCTTCAAGAAAATGTACAGATTGTATTTCACGCATAATATTACTTGAACGCTCGTTATATGCCTTATCTGTTGCTGTTTTTGCACTAGCACCTTGTGGGTGTTTAGGATTAATACCTACAGGCTCGCCATTCATTAGTTGCGAAATATCAACACTCTTACCTAATTGATCTAACAGCATATGTAACTTGTCATTAGGATCGTAACTGCCTGTTTCATAACCTGGCTTACCACGTACCTCTGTGCGCTTGCCTGTAGCAGTGTTGGTAATATTTAAAACAAGCATCTTGCGATCACGTTCTAGTTGTAGTTTATAACCTTCTGCAAGTCCTAAGTTAAATAGTACGTTTGTGCTTTTGCCTTTTACTTTTGTAGATAAAGAAGGCGGAGTACCATCTTTTGTTACACTGTTACCAAACTTTTTTGCTTGAATTGGTATTTCGTTTGTTCCGACATCGACAGTAGTGTTAACGCCTTTAACTATTCTACCGTCTTCGGTTAGGTCGCTTATTTTCATTTTTTGCGTCCTCTAAAATTAGCGCCAGTCATACCTGGTAAACTAAACCATAGTTTCAACCATTCTTTGTCGCCAGGTTTAATATTTTTTTCTTTTTCTATTTTACGTTTCTCAGTTCCTGTTATAGATATATTTTCAATATTATAAGGTTGAAAACCTTTAAATTCGTTAATACCTGCTAAACGTATTATATCATCAAGTTCCGACATTGTCAAGTTCCTTACCAGACTTCCAGGCATCTTTATCGCCCTTGGCTGCTGCTTTCCGGCTTGCAGCAATCTTAT